CCATTGCTTTCTCCTGTTATTATCCAAGAGCAATTGACATAGCAACTGCATCTGGTATTGCATTTATTTGCGTTTGTATAGCAGAGGTTACACCATCAACATAATTAAGTTCAGCACCTGTAGCTGTTATCGCAGTACCACCAACTTGCCATTGATTAGCAGTTAAATTTGGTTTGATGGCAGTTGTGCCATCAAGTAAATCGTCCAGCGTATCGAGGTCAGCATTTAATTTTGTTCCCCAAGTATCATCACTAGCATCCACCTCTGGCTTTACCAATCCAAATGTAGTTGTTGTTGTATCAGCCATTTATCCTCCTTATTCGCCTGAATATCCTATCTTTATTGTTGAACCACCATTACCTGATGAGGATGAGCCTCCACTACAAGTAAAACCTGTTGCACCTGTTACTGTATTTCCAGAATACAATACTGTTGATTGCCCACTACCTGTTGATGTTCCTTGTCCATCTGAATCTGTACAATCTGCTCTCTCAAAGTAACTAAAATTAAAGCCAGGTTGCAGATTTATCTGTATACGATAGTCATTTCCTGGACTTCCACTAATACCATAGGGTTGTTGTTTAAACATAGTAGTACCATAAGTATTCCAATGAGTCGTTATCATAGTAGAAAAACTACTATTAGTTCCAAATTGATAAGTGATTAAATGAGTTCCTGGTGTGTATGGATGTCTTGTCCAAAGTTTTGTACCATTCAGATAAACATTATCCATAGCAGTACCATTGAAATTAACATCGTGAACTCCAGTTAATTCAGTACCATTGAAATAAATACTTCCCATATTATGTAGTAACTATATACAAATCCCCACCAGAGGTGTAAATTTGTGCGTGTCCAGCAGTACCATTGGCAGAGCGTAGTGCAGCGTGTGTCGTAACATCTGCATCTATTGCTGCTTGTACCATAGCACAAGAAGCTGCTTGTGTTGTATTCGTTGAAGTTGCTGCTGTAGGAACAGTTGGTATTCCAGTTACAGTAAGTGTTCCACCTATCGTAGCATTTCCTGTAATTGCTGCTGTTGAAGAAAAGGTGGCTGCTCCTGTAACTCCAAGAGTTCCAGCTACAGTAGTATTACCTGCTATAGTTGCATTATTCATAGAGAATGATTCACTTGCATCTCCATTAATATCTGTCTTAGAATTGACTGCTGTTCTTATAGTCGTAAACTCTGTATTAAAGTCAGATCCAGAAATAACTTTCGCTGTATTTGAATCAGCCAGATTGTCCTTACCTGCCCAATCTACTGCTATTGTGTAATCACTCATCGTATTTTCCCTTGTAAATGTAAAATTGATAAATCTTGGATAGAGGCATCATAACCATTGCTCACTATTGCCAAGTTAAGTTTTAAGTGTTTCGCACTCCCTGTTAGAGGTGTTTTATACTCTGATAAGCCATATATCGGTGTATAAGTAGAGGCAGTAGAGTGTAATGTAGCATTGTGTCCACCACCTGCATGAGCACCACCTGTATTTGTAGCACCATATAAAGAATTTGATGCTCCCCATAAAAATGAAGTACCAGTAGTAATTGGATTCAAAGAAATTATAGTTGTATCAGATGAACTAGGACTAAAATCCTTATACCATTTAATACCCATAGTTGCTCCAGAACCCCCCTCTAAAGTTAAAATCATTCTTTTTAATAAAGCTGCCGACATAGTTTCACCCATTGGTAACCATATAGAGGATATATCAGCAGTAAATGGGTCATTAGTATATGAAGCAGCACTATTAACCCATGCTAAATCTGTATCAAAATATCCCTCATATCCAGCAATACCACCATCTTTCTGTCCTACCAATAGACCACTATATAATTCTGTATAAGTCATACTTGCAGGCTCTCTATCATCATCAAAAGACCAAGTTGTTACTCTTGGAACACCATTTGGTGTTATGTGCTTGAAGTCAAAAACATAATTAACATTGTTATCGACAAATGACATTATATAAATACCTTCATTCTCAACATACACAGACTTAACATTTGTGCTATTGCCAATATTTCTTATAAGTGTATCTTTAATATTAACGCTTAAATCGGTCAGAGGTAGGTTTTCTTTCTCTGTTGTTCTAATAAGTGATCTAAGTCCAGTAGCAGATAGAAACACTAAATCATCACCAATGGCTTGAACACTATCTCTACTAACACAACCTATACCTTTGATAACCTCATCAACAGATAAAGAACCAACAACATCTGGTGAATTATAAATAACTATGTTTTCCTTTCCAAATATTACCAGTTTTCCATAAAAGGGTGCGAGTGCAACAATCTCGTCAGTTGCCCAAACCTTTGCTAAGTCGATTAAGCCAGTATCACCACCTGTCCAATCATCACCATCAAGTAAATTTGAGTAATAAACAACATCTTTTGCCTCTGCTACACCACCACACCAGATTCTTCCATAATATCCCATACCACAACTTGGGTCGAACAGAGTGCCTATTGAGGCAGGATCGGTTGCGTGTGTTGTCCATTTTGAACCCGAACCTAGAGAACCATCATATCTCTGAGGTAAAACCCCAGAATGAAAACAATGCAATCTATCATTGAAGTTTACAAACTGCCAATCTCCACTTGAGTTAGCTACTGTTCTCTTAACATCTGCACCACTAGATGGAAAAGCTGCATTTGGTGAACCAAAGTCTATCGTATAAATACTTGTTCCATGACTAGCGAATATCTTATTAGTTCCTTGGTCATTATGCTCCACCATAGAGGCTATTGCTGTACCTGTTGGAACGACCTTCTGCTTAAATCCCTTTCTAAAGGATATTCTTCCAGACTCTCTAAGAACTACATTATCAGCCTTAGTAAGCCAAGAAGAGTCTAGCGTTGATGGATTATTCTGTGTATTGAGTCCATTAACACCAAAATCAGTTAGTGGTTGATATGTTAGAGGCTTTGCCATTAGTTAATATACCAATCGGTTTCATATCTCGTATTACCACTATCCAACATAATTGCTTGTTTAAGAGCTTCTAAAGCCTCACTTGCCATTAAACCAGACTGTGTTCCACCATCTTCACCTCTCTCTGCAATCGCCATTGCCCAAGCACCTAATACAACTGGTTTCTCTGGAACACTTATTACTGTAGCAGCCTCAGTTAGTTCATCTTGGAATTTTATAATATCAAATGAGATAGTATGAGCCTCTGTAGGAACTGGCGAAAGGTCTACTTTTAAGTTATTTGAACTGTCACTACCATTAAATCCGTAATACAATGGTTCTCCTGTGTTCTGTGAGGGATAGGTAACTGTATTAATATATGTCTTGCCTACCTGTCTAAGGTGCATACCAGTAGTTTGATTGATAGCATCCATGATCTTTATCTCTTGACCAGAACTGAGGTTATAGTTCTTTGTACCATTTACAGTTGAAATATTAACAGTTGATCTAAGATTAAGCCAATCATGTCTTTGTTCAACATATCGTTTAGAATCATTAACTAAAGCACCTATCACTTTCTGATAAGCAGATACAGTTGTACTATCGTTAATATCACCAGACCAATCACTACTGATAGTATCTTCTCTTAGTCTTATTAACACCTCGTTGATTAGTCCTCTAAATGTCATGTCTTATCCTTTAATTATTTTTCCCCATACGGAGCATTTACCTTTAACAATCTCTATGGTTTCAAGTTGAAATAAATCATCATCAAACCAGGTTACAATCCCAAAAGCGTGATTCCAGTTGTGTAGTCTACCTTTAAGCCATCTATTCTTCTCGGCAGACATATCCTTTAAACAACCCAAAGACCAAGCAGCTATGCCATCATCATCTAACTTGGTGTGTGAATATCGTTGTATGTCGTGTGTATGTCCATAAACTATATTTGCACCATAACTATCTAGATGTTTCTTAGCGTGAGTGGCTGTTGTATATGCACCATGAATAAAATTCAACTTACCAAGAGAAAGAACTTCATTATAAACATGGTACTTATATCCTCTCTCATCCCACTTACAAGCATTTCTGAATGTGTATTGATCCAGGTAGGGATTTTCTTCTACCCAACTATCAAGCCATTCATCATGGTTTCCAGCCAGTATATATCGTTCCTTACACTTGATCTTATCCAAAACCTTGTCAAATCTATCAAGGCATTTATTGACTTCCTTGATTTCCTTAACCATCTCTACCAATTGGTATTCTATTGGTGGTCGTTTTCGTCTTTTATACTGCCAGGCAGATACAGACTCCCATTCTCCAACATCACCCAGATTAATAAAAATGTCTGGTTTAACAAATTCTATCGCCTTTATTACTACTTTGACTGCACTCTCATCATGTATCGGAAAGTGCTGATCGGGTACGACAATCGCCCTATTCATATTTACCTGCCTTTTGCTAATTGTGCTCCAAAGTAGAATTCAATTATCATTGTTGCCCACCTAAAAACTTCTTCCATCTTGAGCAAACCTTCTACAGTAGCATATTCTACCACATCTGGTGTTAACTGAAAGCCTA